GTGTCTGTGTAGCAGAGTTATTGGCTGATTCTACGTCATCTGCAATAATCAAACTAGCACGAGAGCCTGTCATCTGTCCTGTTACCCCTACAGATTTAACTGAAGGTGCATGAGATGCTCTAGATGTAGCTACATCAAAGGCTATATTAGAGTTTCTTTGTGCATCTGTAGGTGCTAGATGTTTTAATATGTCCATTTCACCCAATAAACGCTTGGTAAAGATGGAAAAGTCATCTGCCCTTTGCTTAGATGCGGAGACTACAAGTATCTTCTCTTGTGGATTAATAAGTAATCTCCAACATACAAAAGCTGAAGTAATCCATGACTTACCTACACCACGGAATGCTTCAATAATCTTCCTCTTTTCATTCTTAGTCTGTAAGTAATCAGCTATATCATACTGTACAGGAGTAGGGTGAGGGAGGTTAAGGTGTTGCCAAGTGACGTACAGGAAGTTCCTGAAGTCTGTCATTGGATGTTTCATCTTAGTCTCCTAGAGGTATTTCTAATTCAAATCTCATTCCTGAACCTTCGGCAGAACCATAGTGCTTCCCAAGTTTCCTTAGGGTACCTTGAGTATCTTTAGTGGCAGAGATGCCTGATTCTTTCTTATCTTTCTTAAAGTCTACTTCTCTTTGAGCAAGAGACTTATCTTGATCTTTAGGTGCATCATTAAAGTTAAACCTGTCAGATACATAAAGCATCCCAGCTTTCTCATCAATGCGATAACCATACTTACCTAAAGTCATCTTAACTCGATGCTCAGGTTCGTCTAGTATCTTTGCTACACCTGTAGGACCACCACCTTTCCAGTGTGTACCTTTGTAACCTTCGTCATAGTCGGTATAACCTACACTACCTTTGGTGTTCCCATGTTTCTTAGCTGTCTTCAAAGCTACTTTCTTAATGTAATCAAGGTCTGATTGCTCAAAGAAACCATTGCCCCATGTAATATGATCTTGCATGTGACCTGGTATAACACTGTTAAGTAAAAAATCTATAACAAATGCTTTAGCTGGTGCAGGTATAAAATCAAAGTTACTATCAATTAAAGGTGGTAGTTCTACTGCGGCTTTCTCTCTGTTTAAGATAGTTTGTTTCTCACGCCATTTAGCGTATTCATTCTTACCTTCTAATTCTATTTGCTCTTTATTTATAATCATAGTGATAGTCCTGTGTCTCCTAGTCCTCTGTAAGCTCCGGATGCTATTCCTGTACCTACTGTAAGATTAGGTTTTAAAGGTTTAGCTCTTGATTTGTTCTTAGTACTTTGTGCAGTGTTGTTTGAACCTTGTATAGTAGCTTCTTCTTCACCTGCTATTTTTTGATTACGTTTCTGTATCTTAGCGTTCTCAATGCCTTGTAATCTATTTCTTTCAACTGCTGCTGCGTGTTCTCTTTGTTTCCTAGCATTCTCAGTTCTAATCCTTTCATTACGTTTTGCTTGTTCTTTATTGTTATAAGTTCTTTGATAGATGTTGTTATAAGCACCTGTGTGGTCATCATAGGAGTCAAAGAATTTAGAACCATGAGGACCTTGGGAATAGTTGCCTTTTCTAATATTACTTAGATAATTTTGTTGATCCTTAATACGTTGTCTTTGCTCGTTTCTATCTTGAGCTGTGTACCTATGGTATCCACGGTTTTGACTACCCATCCAACCTTGGGACCACGTAGTCTTACCTCGTTGTGTCAACTCATGCTGAGTACGCTTAATAGAATCTTCAAGACCCTTAATAAGATCACCCTTCTTTTGAGTTCCATAATACTTATTATTTAATCTATCATGTACTACCTTCTGCGTTGCCCCTGGTCTCCAAGTGCCTCTTTGATATCCAAAGCCTCCCCAACCGTAGGATGGACGAGACGGAGTCCAATGACCTCCAAAACCTTGAGTATAAAAACCTCCAGCTTCTTGGTACAGGTCTAAATATGATGATATTGCCATAGTGTTTCCTTTGTGTATTTAAAATGCCCGTGAAGGGGTCTAGGAGCTCCGTGGTGAGCTTTAAATTACATCAGGGTCTACCTAGTTAGCTTTAGCTCTTTTCTGTGGTATTTGATGTACGTTTTCTTGGAAGGGTAGTTCTGCTTCTTTTAAGAGATCCATAGGGTTCCCAGCTTCTGCTACGGAATCTATGTTATTATCTTTGAGGAACTGTCTTGCTACATTAAGGAACGCAGGGGATACCTCAGGATCTTCAAGTTGATTCTTAAGTACCTCTGCTAACTTACTGTGTAGTAAGGATAATTCATCGTTATTCGCTTTCGCCATAGTCTGCTCCAATTTGTAATCCTGTGTTTGATAGTGCACCAGGACTTGCTTTCTTATTTACTAGTTCTTGTTGCTTCATTGCTGCTTGTTGATCTGCTTCTGTTACGTCAACCATGGATTCTGATGTCATCATCTCCAAAGGTTCTACAGGTTGTAGTGCTGTAGGAGCTGGTGCTTCAGGAGCTGGAGCAGATTCTTCATCACTGCCTCCACCACCTCCACCAAATAACATACTACCTACACCTAATGCGCCTATTGCTGGTACTATTCCACACATAGTTATATTTCCTTTTCTATTTGACGAACCACGGTACACTCCTCAGTTATTACATGAGTGTGAGCTTTAGGTTCAATTGTATCAAGGTAGTCACCGCCAACGAAGGCGGTAACCAATGCAATAAGGCTAACTAAAACTTCTTTAGCTTTCATCACATATCCTTTTTCTTAGTTTGTTTATGAGGCTTATTGAATACCCAGTGTTTCAGTCGGTAAAACCAGTGTTCTACTACGGACTCCCATAGCCAAAACACAACGACTACTGCTACTACCCATTGCCATATTGGTGCTGCTAATGTAAATACTTCAAACATAGTTGCTTCCTTGGTTAATTACTCCCGAGTTAGCTCCCTTATTTTTCCTTCTAGCTTTTTGATTCTTGATTCTAATGCAGCTTGCGTATCTTCACTAGAAGACGGCTGCAATACAGCTATAGTTACTTGACAAGTATTATTTGCATTGCCTCCAACTATGTTCTCATTACCACGAGAGTTTAAGTACTCAACCATAATTTCTTCGTATCCGCCAACATCATTATGGTCCATAACTTTGTACGAACTCATTATAGATGAGGAACCTTGTCTTAACTTAATGACACAACCCTTCTTTAACCAATCATTAAAATTGTGCTGTGTACCATTTTTGTCTGTATGGCTCCAGTAAATAATATTTACACTTCTCCATGTAGTAGTCATTTCGGCGCCAGTACTAAAATATATATTCCCTTCTACCGGTGGCCTAGCATTACTAGACGCTTGTGCATAATTAAAGGTACCTGAATTAAAGTATTCCGCAGTAGTATTATTTATTGCTGATATCTCGTTGTTGCTTAAGAATTCCCACTCAATGGTCTTCCCCAGCTTTTGTTTTACAGCACTATCTAGCGTAAGAATATCTTCTTGGTTGTCCGCAATGTCTGCTGTGTTCTTAGATACGATAGGTTCTATAGCATCTATACTTGCTGTATTAGCTTCAATTACAGTGTCTTGGTCATTATCACGTACATCATGAGCTGCAATGTCTGCTGTATTCTTACTAATATCTACTGTTTGTTTAGCAAGCTCTGCCTGTATTGCATCTAGTTGAATAGAGTCTACGTCTGCACCATCTGCACCTTTGTCTCCAGTGTCACCTTTGTCCCCCTTATCACCTTTCTCACCGTCTTCACCTGGGATACCTTGATCACCTTGGTCGCCTTTATCGCCTTTGTCACCATCGTCACCCTTAGGTCCAGTACCAGTACCTTCACCTACATCCCATAGACCTTCACCACTGCCTATAAACTTCTTAGCACGTATAGTTCCGGTCTTATAATCAATACTCAGACCACTACGTCTAAGTAAATCAATCTGAGTCTGCTCTTCTTCATAAGACATACGAGAGTCTACGTCAGGGTTCTCCCTAGGTTTGTTTATTTTCTCTACCATTATTGTTCCTTATTATGAAGTTGGTGTATCTGTTGATTGGCTAATAGTACCAACCTTTGTGAAGTTATTGTTTCTACCTGAGTAATCTTTACCTAAGTTTCCTGAATCTGCAAAGGTTAAATAAAAGCCGTTAGTTCCATATGAACCTTCATATACCTTAGCCTTCCATCCGTCTTTAATTTCTCCAAACTCAGTAGGAGGTAAAGCTTGACCATCGACCAAATGTAATTCCGCTAAATAACCTTTCAAATAATCTATATAAGATATGGGAAAGAATGACGCTCCCATTGAATTATCATAGGCATATTGTCCAATTCTGTAACCACGCTTAATCTGCTGATCCTCTGGACCTGCAGGTTTGTTAAGATTTTTAAGACTGAAAGTACCTGAGTAAGCTCTATTAAAAGCAGTAGCTAGGTTTGTTGGACCAGTGTGGTTTTGCCCACCTCCACTGCCATCAAGGTTTATGCCTATGTCTCTCAAGCCTGTTAAACTTTGTTTAGTGCCGTTTTTATAGAACTTGCACATATCATTACCTCCAACAGCTGTGTCAATTGTAAAGCACCAGTGTTCCCATACATTTTTTACAGGCTTAGATGAAGCTGCTTTAGCATAGTAGCCATAGTCATCGTGTACCCCTGTAGTTGGTCCCATCCTAACTGACATTTTATCATCCATATCTATTTGAACTTCACTTGTATACCCTGGATTTTTACGATGATTCAGGCTCTCACCAATTTGAATAATACCTGGCTTATATCCTTCAGCATGAGCAGGATTTGATTCTAATTTTATCCAAAAGCTTATAGTTAGTTTTTTAGAATTACCATTTACAGTGTCCTTCCATAGGTAAGCCTTAGATGCATTACCATTAAAGTAAGCAGAATAAGGAACTTCGTAACCCAAAGCACTTTGTAGTTGTGCGTAAGTAGCTTTATATGCAACACCATCTCGCATTACTTCTACGAAATCTGTATCTTCTACACTCATGATAAGTCACCTGCATTTACGGTAGTTTCTACACCACCACGGCTAATTCTAACTTCGTCTGTTTCTAAAACGTCACCATCTAGTGGAGGTAAGAGTTCAATTCTAAGAGAATATCTTGCATCCGATTCAGCTTTAGTATAACCAGTAGCACCTTCGGAAGCTTTAGCTGCTAGCTCAGAAGCCTTAGCATTGTCTTCGGATACCTTTGCATTATCCTCAGATACCTTAGCTGCATCGGCTGACTCTTGAGCTGCATTTTCATAACCATCAAGAACTGACTCTGCTGCTTCAGCTCTTAAGGCTGATGCTTCTGCATTATCTTCAGAAACTTTAGCGTCATCTTCAGAGCTCTGTGCTGCAACTTCGGATGCTTCAGCAGCATCTTCAGAAACTTTAGCTGCATCTTCGGATGCTTTAGCTGCTACCTGAGATGCTAGAGCATTGTCAGCTGCTTGATTAGCACCTTCAACATCTGCATCTAATGTATCTACAATAGCTTGAGCTTCTAATGCACTAGCTGCTGCATCGTCTGCTGACTCTTGAGCTGCATTCTCATAACCTTCTAATGTAGCTTCAGCTGCTTCAGCTCTATCTGCGTCAGTTGCTGCGGATACCTCAGAAGCCTTAGCGTTATCTTCGGATACCTTAGCTGCTGCGGCGGAGTCTACTGCTAATGTACTATCATAATCAATAGCATCGGCATGAGCCTTAGCTTGTAACTCGGATGCTTTAGCTGCATCTTCAGAAGCCTTAGCTGCTGTTTTAGATGCTGTAGCTGTAGTTGCTGCATTAGTTGCAATAGCTGCTTGATCTGTAGCTTCATCTACAGCTGCGTTTACATCTGCTATATCATCTGCTGTTGACTCTGCTGCTAGAGCTGCGTCTGCTGCTGAACCTGCTGCATTAACTTCAGAGGTTCTAGCGTTTGTTTCTGATACCTTAGCTCTATCTTCAGAACCTTTGGCTGCTACATTAGATGCTTCAGCTTGTGTTGCTGATACAGCTGCTGCATTCTTAGAAGCCTCAGCATTAGTTTCAGAGATCTTAGCTGCATCCTCAGAGGCCTTAGCATTAATAGCTGCATTGTTTGCTGCCTCAACATCGGGTGCTAACGTATCAGCAATGTTCTGTGCTCTGTCTGCTTCATCTTCAGCTCTATCTGCTTGAGTTGTAGCTGCATCTACTTTGCTTTGTAGATTAGGTGCTGCTTCATCTAGCTGAGCTTTGTTAATTGCATCGTCAGGTGCTGTGCCTGTACCTAAATGAATTAGTTTCTTACCTTGTGCATTCCAGTTAACACCATCACCTGGATTAGGATCAGGAGTTCCGTCAGGTAGTTCATCACCACCTGGCTCATTACCAATAGAACCTTTAACTGCATCCTGAGTTTCCTCAGCTACATATAAAGATTGTATTGTTGCTATATCTAATTGATTCTCTGTTAGTACAGAACCGTCAGTAAAGTCTACAATAGGTACTGTAGGGGTTACTCTTACAATAGTTACAATTTCCATAGTAGGAGTGACTAACGAAATAGAGCTAGGTGTTAGCCAGCTCCATTCTGTTCTTGGTAGTTCTTCCCCACCAATCAACACATTGACGTGTAGCTTAGCAAGGTAGGGGAAGGTTACTGCATATGTAGTTGTTGTTCCGTCCCCTGGATATGTAACAAACGATTTTGCCATTGTTGTGTCCTTGTGTTAATTATCTAAATAAGTTTTGCATTTGTTGATTAGCATCACCATAAGCATCGTTAGTACGATTACCTATGTCTTGTGGATTTCTTCTTCTATAGTCACCTTGAATAAAGTTTCTATTGTGTTTAGTTGTCTCTGCTACGGCACCAATCTTAGCAATGCTTTCACTTCTACCATAGTGAACTAAGCCAAGCTTCTTCCACTCAGTCCTCTTAACATGTTTATTAGGATCTTTATAGTATTGTGCTGCATCTGTGAATAAAGCTACGCCTGCTGCTTTGACATACTTTTGATATACGTCATACAACAAGTCTGCTTTACGCCTGTCAGTTGTAGTAGGGTCATTGTATCTAGCAGACTTCTGTAAACCTGCCATACGTTGTGCAAGTGTTTGTCCACCTAACTTCATGTGCTTAAGAAACTTCAGCATGTTGTGTCTTTCTCTGTGGTCAATCTTAATATTCTTAACTACAGTAGGGACACGACCTAGTACTGATTCTCCTGGGAGAGCTTCTCTTACTCTAATGATTTCTTTCTGCCATGGTTGATCAAACCCTTTAGTCTTTCTAATGTTAGTTGGTATAGCATTTAATGGATTGTACATAACATCCGGGCCTACTATCTCACCTAACATCTGAGGGTTAGCTCCAGGCATAGGTTCACCAAAAGCATTCAGTTGTGTTATTTCTTCTTCAAGCTCAATACGTTGTCCAGCAATTCTTACAGTCTTGTTACCAAAACTTGTACCACCACCTAAACGTTTGTTAAGCTCTTCACCAAAGCCACTAGCATGTATACGTACTTGATCTTCACCAAGGTAATGTTCTCTGATGTATTTAATCTGACCTGATAGGTTAGGAATCCATCCTACTAACATTGACTCAGCTCTTTTCTTAAATGACTTCTCAGTACCACCTTCGACTAACTTAAGTGTATTCTCAAGTCCACGTAATGATGATTGATCTTTAAAGTTATCAAGAACAGTTAAACTACCTTGGAGAGCAAAGTCCCATGAGGCTTGTTCAATTTGTTCATCAGTCATGTTAGCTTCAGCTTCGTTAATTACTTTCATCCATTGATGCATAAGACCTGATGCAATAGCCCAACGGCCTGCTACAGGTTCACCACCACGATAGTTAACATAGTCACCGTTGTCGTCCTTAATTGTGTTAGGGTCGATACCTAGGTCACCAGCTTCTGTTCTAGATGCTTGCATACCGCCACCCTTAGGGTTACCAGTAATTGCACCTTCTTCACTAAACGCTGTCATGAATGCATACGCCCATACCATAGAAGCAACATTAAGATGTGCTTGAGCTATCTGAGCTCTAGAGCCACCAGCTGCTAATTCAGCAGACATTTTTCTAGACATGAGATTAAGACCAGGAGTTGACTTAGCTAGATACAACATGTTGTTTACTGGCTGTCTAACGAAAGGTAATATTAAAGATGTCCAAGGTTGAGACCTTAGTGTCTTATAAGCTTTCTCTGAGTTAGGTCCCCAGTCATTTGTAAATGTAGCTAGGTGAGCTTCTTCCATTGCTTGGTTATGTTTCTTATAAGCATCATCAGCTTTAGAACCAAAGCCACCTTTTTGTGCTTTAGCTTTAGAAGTGTTTTGAATACCTTGGAATCTTTGTTCTACACCTTTAGCAAATCCTTTAGGATTCTTAAATATGTTACCACCACTTTGTTCTACAGATTCAACTGCCATCTTCATAGAGTAAGCTCTGTGGTTCAATACCTTAAAGAATTCATCGGTAGCCATCATAGATCTAACACCACCTGGTACACCTCGGAATATCTTACCGATAGTATCAATAGTAGTATTCATGTTCTTCTGCATGAAGGTTAAGCCTTCACCTTGGAAACCTAGGTTACCTGAAGTGATTGCTGCCTTAGGTTGAAATTCGTTTGTCCATAGTTTGTTGTTAGAGAACATAGCTTTGTCTTTTCTGTATGAATCAATCATCACTGCAAAAGCTTCTCTAATACCTCTTAGGTATCCAAAGGTATGAGCAAAGGCTTGTTTATGAGTAACACCACCTCCGCCTCTAAAGGCAGCCATATGTATGTCCGCAGTTCTTGCAATCATCATAATGGTGTTAGATGTAATGTTAATACCTAATGAAGTAGGAGAGAGTACAGAGTTAATAAACCCTTCTGTCCATGCCTTCATCCAATTACGTTCACCCATGTGTTCTAATACATTTGTCTTACCAGGTTCAATCTCACTCATCATTCTTGCATGTTCATCAAGACTGTTCCAACCTTTACGATCTATCTCATTAAAGATACGGTCAGTGTCTACTACATCGTTCTTAGTCATCTTCATGATGTTAAGAGCTCTACCAACCTCACCATTAACTGATTTAGCATATTGATTCATAGCATATGCATTACCAACAATCTTCTTATACTCTGCTCTAGTAATACCTTTCTTACCATTGATAGCTGCTACACGCTTCTGTCCAGCTTCTAGGACACGTTCGTCCATAGCTTTCTTAATGATGTTCATAGCTAAGATACTAGAATCTAATTTCTTAGTTCTACCACCTGCGTCACCTAGAGTTTGTGTTGCTGTTTGTTTTCTAGCACCAGCTTCTTTAGCTGCTTCTTTCCATCCTCTTGCTGATTGAACTGCATTCTCAGCTAGTTCATTAGCTCTACTAAGTAAGACATCCATTTCAGGAACACTGTCTACAGCGTCTATGAGAGGACGCAGGGTGCTCATAAGTTGTTCCCCAGCACCTTCAAGGTCATTCTTCTTCCAAGCTTTGTTGAAAGCAGATTGTTGTTTAGCAGAAGGTTCTAAGTCTTTCTGACCTAATAGATCAGCTCTTTCTTTCTTAGTAAGGTTCTGCATCTTTTCAGCTACTTCATCGGAGTCTACTAACTTCTCAGTACCGTCACGCATCTTAACTTTTATCTTGCCATCTTTAACAGGCTCAACAACAGTTGCTGCTTTTCTACCTATCTTAACTTCAGCACCTTTTTCTAGATATTGATTCTCTAAGTCAGCTGCTTTGTTAGGTTTCTTAGTTTGTCCATAGGCAGTAATCTCTTTACCTTTAAGTCTAGCTAAAGAACCTAAGGCACCCATGATAGGGTCTAAGATTTTACCTAATACAAAACCTTCAATAGCTTGTTTAGTTCTACCTTTTAAAGCTGAATCACCTTCTTCGTATTGTAAGTCTCTAATCATTTCGTCAGTCAATACATTACCTAAAGCTTCTTTAATCTTAGGCATTGCAGCTTCCGGATTATCTTTAAACTCCATAGCAGCTTCAGTTAACAATTCGTCACCAAAGTCTACCAAGTAGTTCGTAGCTCTCTTTTCGGTATAGTCCCATACTGCATAGTCTGTGATTGCACCTGCTACACCTGTACCTATTATCTTCTTCATCCAAGGCATGACCTTACCTGAAGCTTTAAATAAGCGAAGAGCCCCTAGTGCTGGTACAAAACCTGATAGGAATTGTCCTGCACCACCTGCTAAAGAGTTAGCAGTTGAGGAAGTCATTGCTGCATTACCTACTCTGTTCCACTCTTCAGGTTGTATCTCAATGTCTTTAACATAGTTAAGGAAGTAGTTTTCATCTTCCATATCAAAAGCCATGTCACCTAGTTCAGCTAGAGAGTAACCAATTTGTTCAGCTCCATTCCATACACCTTGTACGAATGATAGGCCTAAACCTTTGGCGCCATCATAGGCACCTTTAGCTTCTTCAGGTGTTAATGTAGGAGTTTTGATTAACGGCTGAGCTTCTGCTTCTGCATAAGCACGGTAGCCCCCTTCAGGATCATTAAGATCTTCAAGGTCTTTTTCATCAGGTGCAGTAGGTAACGCTTGTTCATAGTTCATTACTGCATCTTCATTCTCTCTCGCTAATGGAATAGGAGGAGATTTTTCCTGATCAATAGCAAGGTCTGTACTTTCCCATACTATGTCTTCTTCATAAGCTTCAGCCATATGTTTTCCTTATTACGTGTTTTTAAATTGTCTTAGGTATTTACTCATCTTAGTTCCGTTCTTATCGGAACGATCAGCTTTACCTTTGCCTTGCATACGTAAGAAATTAATCATCCCAGGGTATCCCCCAAGATGTGCTACTGCTACTAAACCATCCATAGTTACTTCGGTTCCATTTATCTCAGTGCCAATGTACTTATCTAAACCATCTTTTACGATACGTTGTTTATAATCTTGTACATGCCACGCAAATATTTCATCTTGTAATTTAGGGTTGTTTAGGAATTCTTTCTTACTAAATGTTTTACCACTTGCTCTCTTGTAGTCTGTTAGTCTAGCTTTGCCAAACTGATAAGCACCCATGTGTTCTTTGTTATTCTGTTTGCTTACGACTGTATATCTTCCTGTACTTTCTTGAGCTTTCAGTTTCTCTTTGAAAGAGTTCTGAGCAGCTTTGTCAGATTCAGATACTGTATTTAACCTAGGGTTTGTTTCTACTTGAGGTACGTCATCAACCCAACGGTCTTCTGCTGGTTCATAAGTTTTACCTTCAGTGCTCTCAGGTACGTGAGGTCCTTCATATGGTAAATCATGTAAAGGATTCATCTCAATAGAATCAGGTACAGGCCTATTAAATATTTCTTTAAGTTGATTAAATTTATTTACTACAGCATCAACTGCTGGTTCAACATAGTTATATAATATTTCAGAACCTGAGTATGAAGGGAATCCAAAGTCTTTATCTTCAGTAGATGAACTGCCATACCAAACTTCATTAACTTTGTCATAACCTGTAAGACCTTCATTATCTGTAGGGTCTATCTTATAGTCTCTATCAACTACACGGTCATCCTTAGGGTTCTCTTTAAAGCCATCTTGCCTATACGTACCATCCTGGTTCTTAACTATGTTAGGTACCATTTCAAAAGCATTGTCAAACTCAAGTTCTAATTTACCTGCGTCTGCTCTTTCTTGTTCAATACGTTTGTTTCGTCTGTCTTCTGACTTGGTGTACATAATTTCAAAAGCTTTCTCTTCTTCTGCTGTAAGAGGTATAGTCGTAGGGTTTTCACCAGTGTATTCCTCCGAGTTTCGTACAGCTTCAGTTACTAAAGGCTCTGTAATTGTTTGACCATCTGCTGATTTATGTATTAAGTTAGGTTTTCCATCAGAAGTTAAAGGCCCTTGAGCTGTTACTCTAGCGTCCATAGCTGTTGCATCATTTTTCTTTTTATCAGCTATTGCTAAATTTCTAGCAAATTGAGCTTGCTCAGCTTCTTTGATGTACGCTGCCTTATGATCCGGATGTAGGAAGTCTTCACCGTTTGCAGTCTTCTCATCCCACATAGGTATTATCTCAGCCCAGCTTTTACCAGCCTGTACTTCATCCAATTGTTTAGCTCTGTATGCTATTTTCTCTTCTAATGGTAAGTCTTTAATTCGATCTCTCTGTACTCTAAAGAAAGAAGCGGATGCTTGTCTCTCTTCAGTCTGAAGTGCTTTATAGTCTTTATAAGCTTTTGATGTATTAGCTGTAACATTAGCACTATTCTTTACTTGTTCTAAAGCCATCTTATGAGCTTCAGCTTTATTATAGTTATACTCATTTTGAAATCTTGTAAAGGCTGTTTGATAGTCTTCCATAGCTCCGGCAATAGCTGTACTAGCTATTTCACGAGGATTAATATCGTTAAATTTAATAGCAAAAGCCTCAGGGTCACCAATGATTAACTTAAGTTCATCTTTAACTTCTTTCTGCCAAGCAACTATTTGATCTGTTTCTTCCTTCTTTACTCGAGCTCTATGGTTCTTAAGTTCTCTTTTAGCAGCATAGATCTTATCTTCTAAAGCTCTATACTCTGTTGGATTAGTTATTGCTACAGAAGGGAGTTTACCTTCAGGTCCTCTACCTTCTTTTAAATAATCTAATAAATCTAAGTTAGGTTCTGTAAGGTATTCACCAGGGTTATCAGGGTCTTTCTCACCTAACGCTACGTTAGAGATAGCACTCATTATAATTTTATTAGCTTGGTCCCTGTTCCAACGGTTCATCAGCCTTTCATCAGCAATGATAGCTTCAACAACTTCATTGTTAATTACACCACCACCACGAATAACTTCTGTTAATGTACCTTGTACATAGTTAGAAGAAGCTGCTAAATGCATTCTTGTTTCTTCGTTGTCCTGAGTAACCATAGAAGCACTACGAGCGTTAACAAGAGCTTTACTTACTACTTTGTTGTAAGATGCTTTATGGTCTTCACTAATGTTTCCAAGGTCAGGATCTTCTTCTAAACGTGCTGTGTGATAGTCTGCATACCACTCATCAAAGTCTTGCAATGGTGGTTTCTTAGCTAAATCTAGTTGTAATTGTTGTGCATACTTCTCAGCTTTAGCATAAGTCATATGGTGGTCATACCCATACTGCTTCCATTTATTATCAGCAAACTCAGTATCACCGTTCTTCATAGCTTCATTAGCCATAGCAGCTTCAATGCCTGCTTGTATCTGTTCTTTGTTTTCCTTTGCCTGTTCAGTAGTTAGGTAGTCCATTAACTTAGGCTGTACCTCAGATAAGCTTTCAGCAAACTTTGTAATACCATCTTTACCAGGCATGGTAAACATATCTTTATTCTTAGCAGATACTCTTAGCCTTCTACTAGGAGGCATTTGATATCTGTTAGGGTCTGTAAGAGTATCAACACGTTTACGGTCTGTAACTCTTGCTTTAGTCCCTGTGTCCCTTCCTTGCGAGAAGGCATCGTATGCTTTATCTACCATAGTGTTTTCCTTAGCTTAATGTTTTAGCATCTGTTGTTGAATAGGCTTGAGCTACTGTGCCTGCTATATTTAATCCTGTACCAATAACACTATCTGCTCGGTTATAAGCTTCGTTAGCTTGTCCTTGAGCACGTGCTTGGTAAGACTGGTTATTGACATCTAACTGAGCTAGTTTATTAGACTTGTTCTGTTCCATAGACATAATATCTAAGCCTTCTTGCATGAAGGAATCAGCCATAAGACGTTCTCCGGCAAACCCTAGTGCACCTGATTCACCTGCAATGGCCCTAGCTTCTGCTCTATCTATCATGCCTTGCTTATATCGTTCTGACATATCAACGGCAGTAGTGTCCTTCTCTTGCTCAGCCTGTACTTCAGTCTGTGCATATTGAGCTTCTAAGTTTTGTTGAGCTGCGTCAGATACGTTTGAAGCTTGTTGGTTGCTCCCTGCGAAACTAGCTACGGCTCCAACTATTGCTAAGCCTTCCATTACACCACACATATTAAATTCCTCTTTTGTCGAATGCGTAGAAAACTACGTCTTTAAATTTTATTTCTTGTTTATGAATTGTGAATCCTAAGGATGTAAGCCATCTCTGACTTCTTGTATTATCTTTAGACACATAGTTATATAGATGAGTCTTAGAACCAAAGAGCTTCTTAAGAAACTCAGGGCCTTCTTTAATAAACCTGCGCTTATACTTAGTAAAGAATAAGTCACAGGAGAGGAACCAGGGGATACCTGAGTCCTCATCCATGTCTCTTACACCAAATATAGCAACACAACCATCATCTTCATCAACAACTGCATAAGTATCTGTAGATGTTTCTACACATAAGTTAAGTATCTCTTCTAGTTCTAACTCAGGAGAGGCTACAGTTATCTCTACGATGTCCTCAGGTCTTAGACGTGGTGCTAAGTCCTTAGTGTGTTCTTTAGTTGGTTTAATTATTTGTACCATGTCTCTCCTTACATGTGGCTTGAATGTTTAGTTACCATTGCTTCATACTCAGCACCCTGTATTGATAAAGGGAACATTGAGTTTGACTCAACTGTTATTTGGGTTTGTTCACCATCCCCAAAGATTGGGAATCTAAAGTTACCTCTACTTATAACTGCTTCACCTACTACTAAGGTTTCATCACCTAGAGTAGGATTTAGTACATACTCATAAGTGTCTGAACCTTTCATTTCTACAGTTACTTTGAAGTAACCTGAGCGGTCATAGAATAAATGCATATTCTTAAGGTTTAATTTATAGTGAGGTACAGATAGTTTCTGTGAATCCTTATAGTAAATAGGGCTAAGCTGATACTTAAACAAGTATTGCTTACCTACAGTTACAGGATGCTCAGACCAATCACCTGTAGCAATCAAGGTGTTAGTAGTCTTAGGCATTAGATTTAACGTACCACCAACTCTACCTTCATACTTAGAACCTAGGACACCTTGCCATCCTGCTCCTGTAGTAGGATAGGGGACAGTAAAGGTAGTCTTAAGTGTGTCAGGGTCATAGGTACCTGTTACATCTATACGGCTATCTAAGTGTATTAAGAAACCTAGATCTTCATCTACTTGGTTATAACTAAAATCTAATACTTCTAGGTAAGTACCTTCATATCTTTTAATTACTAGATATAATCTGTTATCAATAAAATCAGCATTAAGTACTTCATCACCTACTGCTAGTTTAAATTTAGACCAAGAGCTCTGTACCTTTTCATCAGGTGTAGCCCAATAGTATTTATAGATAAAGATTGTTGATCTGTCACTCTTACATAGAGCAGCTACAGTATTTTCTAAGTCACTACCTGCTAACTTATAACAATCATTTGGTATATATCTAGGACAATGAGCTGTTACATCTGCTGCTTCATTGTTGTATGTTAATGGTTGTACTTCATATTCTTTTAAATTAGTTGATTCACCTTTGTTAACTGCAAAATATAAACTAGTACCTGCACTTACAGGTTTAACATCTGTGTTTACATTGTATTCTGTTGTTACATTAATTGCGGCAGTCTTAGGTGTTAAGACATCTTTAGCTGTTAGTTGGAACTGAGCTTGGTCAGAGAACAACATTAAAGAAGTATTGAAAGAAGTAGCGTGTTGTAGTAAAGCTACTTTATTGTGAGAGACTGCAACGTCTACAGGATCTGTGTCCAAGATTGTTGTTACAGTTTCAGGGAAGTAATTAAAGAACTCACCTGACCTAGAGAATATAACGTTCTCTCTAGATAAGAATCCTAATCTGTTTCTGTGGAAGAATACATCTGATATAGAAGCCCCTATAAAAGAAGGAAACTTTGCAGTATTATCATCACCTACAAAGCGTGGGTCCCATTCTAAGTTCTTAAATGTAAAGGTACCATCACCATTATCAATTAATGCATGAGGCATTGTGAAATCATTGAAGTCTGTTTTAAGACCAGGCTTAACTGTTTCTCTCCATACGTCACCTACTTTTTTAACATAGTAGTTATCAAAGTTATTAGATCCTGAGCCTGCAATTTCCCATACATCTCCTGCTGCGGATGTATCAGGTAAATCTATAAACTGCTGTACTGCTCCTTTTAAGGTACCAGGAGCCGTGGCTGCACTTTGGAGTACCTTGATTTTCTTATTAACTACAAAGGTGTAATCAGCTACAGTAACTAAAGCAAAGTCATCTTCAGGGTCTGTAGAAGTTAAATAATCATCTGTATCAGGGAAAGTAACTGTCTTCTCATTACCTTCTAAGTCATACACTTTGAGTGCAGTACCATCAAGTATCACAACATACTGACTAAACTTATCTCTGTTAATAGTATGGATGAATACATTAGTTGCCGAGCTGTCACTTAGTTTTGCTAAATGTTTTGTAGGAGGTCTTTTACTTAGACCGTCTACTACACTAGACATACCATTCTCTTGTATGTTAGCTTGTGAAGGTAGTCGTAGGGCAGGGGGTTGCTGTGATACCCCATTGAACATATTGGGTATCGACCTGTTCATCATTGCCATAATTTACCTCGCTAATA